TAGGTTTTCAAACTGAGAACGAAGTTCTTGCAGTTCTTTATCCTTTTGCTTTGAAGCCTTGCGTAGTTGCTTTACAAGGTCATTAGACGAATCATTTGTGAAATCGTCGTCGTCATCCTCGTACTCGTAATTGGACATAGTCCATCTCCCTATCAGTTAGTTGATTTCGCCAGCCTCATACTCCAATGGGGATTGGGTATGGCTCTGACTCCTGGTATTATTGTCGCTCCACTAGGCCAGTAGTTCTAGTGGCAGGTTTATTATTTAGTAACCGCCAGCACGATCTCGTGCTAAGGCTCCGCTGGTTATTCCGGATTGACCGCCAAAGGCAGCCTTCTCAAGTCCAGTAACCTTCTGACGTTGCTTGCGTGCTTCTTGTGCTCCTGAAAGTTTGAATACTTCTGATTCTGCAGTTGCTTGGTTATACGGATCTTGTTGATATATTGATGCCAACTCTGAACCACGCTGTAGTCCCGCACCGATTGCAGAGTAACCCTCAGTAGCTGCTGCTTTATCAACACCATATTTCTGTAGTTCTTCTGCTCTAGCAAGGTTAGTTGTAAGTCCAGATTGCATCGCAGCGCCACCAATTTCGGCTGCTGTTACCTTGCGCTGGATATCCTTGATAGCATTCTTAGGATCAAGTGTATAAGCCAAGATATCTCCATTAGTAATATCGGGGTAGAACTGCTTGAGTGCTTTGGCAACTTCTGGGTTAGCATTAACTACTCGATCTTGGGCTGCCATTAAACGATCACCCAATTCTAAATTGCTAACATCATTGGCAATTAGTTGTTCAAAACCAACTTGCTTTCCAGTAGCATCCTTAGCATAATAGGATTCAGGCAAGCCATACTGACGCATTAATTCTTGGTATTGATCTTCCATAGCAAGGTATGATCTTTCATCAAGAACTGCTAACCCTTTTAATTTACGTTGTTTATTAGCGCTAAAGCGTTGCTCATAAGCAGGAGAACTGCGTAGCGCTAGGAGACGGCCTGCCTCTGTTTCTTCATTCATAATGGCATTTATAGCTGCATCAGCAAGAGCTTCTAATCCATTTTCTTTCATACCTCGTCGCAAGATATCAAAGGCTGATGTTCGTTCAGCCAGTCTTGCCGCTGCAGTAGTTTCTGCTGCTATTTTAGCATCTGCCTTAACTGTACCTTTTTTACGGATTGTTTCTGTTCCATTATCATACACATCAACAATATCGCCAGTTTCCGGATCTGTATAAGTAGATAGAAGTTTTGGCTTTACAATAGTTTCTTCTACTGGTTCTACAACTGGTTCTGCTGTTGGTTCTACTGCTGGAAGGTTTCTATTTACAGGAGTAGTTGGTACAGATGATGTAGGAGTTCCACGTTGTGCAGTGGTTCTAGGCGTGGCAATAACATCACGGATATTATCTTCTGGCGCTGTTGTCATTTTTACCCCTGGAATCCGAAGTCACGAAGAATTTTAAGTGTCATATCCGATACTTCGGACTTGGCATTTTCTGTATATTGCCAACGCTTATCTGCTTTAAGAGTTTTCTTAAATTCGTATATATTCATATCACCCTTGTCACTAATGGCAGAACGTAGTGTTGAATCATTAAGATCAATCTCATCTGCATTAACTTCCAAAAGATTAGCCATTGTCTGGCGATATGGAGCATAGACCTGATCCAAGTTATAGCCCTGACCTAGTAGGTCACGGACATACTGTGGCTGACCTTGTGCTGCCAACTTGCGTGCATCCTGTGCTAGACGGTTTGCATCAATTCTTCCAGTAGCAATACCTTGAAGTACTTGCTCTTCTGATTGTCCGCCAGGAACAATGTCTTTAACTCTAAATCCATTGGAACGAGCAATATCTTGGATTGCTTGATAATCCTTGAGAGCTTGACCAGAGTAGCCAGTTGTTCCTTGACCAGCAATGGTAGATCCGATTGGTCGAATAGCAGCAGCAATGAAGTCTGTTGTCATTGCATCATCAATACCTACATTTGTGATGTACATATTCTCAGCAGCCTTGCGTAGCGCTGCTGGATCTGATGCAATACCAGAACCCATCTGACGAGCCTTGTCAGCAATCTGACGCTCAAGAGTTGAGATCTGCTTTTCGTAGTCAGTAGATCCGTCTGCCTGACCTGTTGCTACCAAGTCACGGTAGTTATAGAGCTGAACGTAGCGAGCCTTGATCTCTGCTGAGTTCTTGCGATACCAGACATCGTCACGAATTGCTTTACGGAGTTTATCCGCAGTCCAATCTTCTTTTACATAACGATTAAGAATAGCCTTGAGGCTAGGTACGTTGTTAAAGATTGTTTCAGGTAGTGCAAAGTCTTCACCTGCTGCAACATTTAATGCTTCTTCACGTTGCTGTGCATCTGTTAATGCAGGAACCGCCGGAACTTTTGGCTTTGCTGGTGTACCTGGTGTACCTGGTGTTCCTGGAGCACCAGTAGGACCTGTAGGTGTACCTGTAGGTCCTGTAGGTGTACCCGTAGGGCCTGTAGGACCAACAGGACCAGTAGGTCCCGTAGCTCCTGTAGCATTGGTTGCTGTAGGTGGCTTATAGTTAGGAGTCACATCTGTCTTTTTAATGACATTGCGAGTAGCAAGAAGATCGTCTTTAAGTTTCTTAATTTGTGCATCAATATTCTTTGTGTCTTGCCCAAGATCAGTAGCACGCTGCTTGGATCTTTCAAGGCTTGCTATCTGATCCTTAAGGGTACCTGTCTTTTTTCTAGCAGCTTCAACGGTATCAACATTTTCTTCTGTAGATTTAAGATCTTCATATTGGACTGTAAGATTAGATATCTTTACCTGTAGATCATTGTATTCTTTAACAAGTTTTTTGTAGTCAGGACTTCCTGTTTCTTCAAAAGCAATTTGATCGCCAAGGAGTTGAAGACCACGCTTTGCCATATTGAGTTCAGATAAAACGCTACTAGATTTAAGTTGTGTTGGTTGAACTCGATCTTTTTCTGGAATTGCTGGAACTTCAATCCCAGCAGCCTTGTATACATCTCCCCAAGTTTTGTACTTATTTAGAATATACTTTGATTTAACTTTTTCAACGTTTGTAATTTTATCTTCTGGACGGTGGATCTGCTTACTTGCCCAGTCTGCAAATGTATCTGCCATTAGCGTAGACCTCCAAGTTCCTGCATCATAACTGCGTAAGCATCTGTTGCTCGATTAGTCTTAGCCTCAGCCGTAGCACCAATCTGCTCTGTAATAAACTGTGTCTCATCTATGCCACCGCGAGTGCTAGAGAATCCTTTGCCATCAGTGCGAACTGATGGTTGTTTTCTCTGTTGAGTATTAATAAGTTGTGTGTACTTGCTCTTCTCAGCCTTGGTCAACTTGCGACCTAATAGGTCCTCAGCCACTGTATCTAGCAACTTAGCAGTCTGTGATGCGCTAGTTACGTAGGTCTGGGTTGTGGTTGTAGGTGCTCCATCAGCACCTGTATCAGCACCTTCTGCTGCACGTTGCTGTATGTAATCAACTACAGAAATTACTGGTTGACCAAATTGCTCATTAAATTTACGTTGTAAAGATAGTTCTGCTCCCAATGCTTTTAGAGCACCATATAATTTAACATCAAATTTTGAACTTACTTTACCTTGATAAAAACCAGCATCTTTAAGTTGTTGTGCTACAGCCAAGCGGGTGCTGTCTTGTGCTTTATTCATTACCTCAATAAAGGCTTCAATGGTATCTTTTTGTTCAGCCATTTGTATCTCCCAATAGTGAGGCGAATAGCGTATTGTACGCACTCATAGTATTTTCATTTGCCTTAGAAAGTTCACGCATCTTTACGATAGTGTCATCTTTAAGGAATGTTGATAGTTTTGATCCACCAGGAATGTTAGAGAATAAATCTTTATCAGCCTTATATGAATCGTATAGATCTAGCATTTCTTTAAGTTGCTTCTGAAGTGGTCCACGTGCAGTGACCTTTGGATCGTTAATCATTAGACGTAGATCGTTAATAGCTTTAATGCGTTCAACTGCCTTCTTGCCACCTTCTGCAAGTTCATCTTGAACCAGTGGGCGACCAGCCTTAAATACTGCTGCCCAATCCTGAAACTCTTTACGAGCTATAGAACGTTCAACGTCTGAATAACTTTCTTCTAATTTAACTTCGTACTCATTCTTCTTTGAGTAGTACTGCTGTAAATCTGCTGCTGTCTGTACTTCTTTGAGGAAGTCATCTACGCGCTTGTTGTACTTTAGACCCATATCCTTCATAGTCTTGTAAGCATCCCAAGAGAAGCCTGACTTGTGAGGGATCAAGAAGGCTGCGCCTTGTGGATACTTCTTAAAAAGATCAGCATTCTTTTCTACCCAAAGACCGGACTCTTCTGCGTACTTAACAATAGCAACTGTTTTCTTCTCAGATTCAGGTACTGTAAATGGAATCTGGTTAGGGAATAGTTCTACCCATTTAGCCATAGCTGCGTCATAATCGCCAGGATACTTGTCTAGCAGATTGTTCCAAGCCTGCTTAAAGTTAGCGTTACCGTTATCCTTGATCCATCCAGCCATCTCAGCCTTGAGCTGTACAGATGGTGATGCTGGCAAGAAGAATCCAAGTACAAAACGTGTACCAAGAACAGATAGCGTTGTGTTCTTAACACGCTGACGATATTCTTCCTGCTCCTGAATTGAAGGAGGAATGACGTTTCCAAACTCATCCTCTGTGGTCTTTAGTCCGTGACCTGCTGCCTCAAGATAAGTAACTGCCTTACGCCAAGCACTGGCATATTGTGAGTCACGCTCATCTGTGCTCATTGTCTCGTAAAGACGATTGACGTGAGCAGGTAAGAAGGAAGATACAAATGAACGATCTACAGCGTACTTACCCATTGTGTACTGAGTAATAGTATCTGCTGCTCCAGGAGCACCGAGTACATCTACTAGGTTTGTAAGAACTTTGATAGATACACCGGCTAATGGACCATTGAATGTAGGAATTAGTGAGTCTTGGTTTAGAGATGGTGTGAGCATCTTGACCTGAGAACCAAATTGAATAGGCATTGGTGTCTTAAACTCAGGAGAGATACCCAATCCTGCCATTGCAGTTTGAACTGCACGGTAGACTGGCTCTAAACCTGGGTAGACGAAATACTTCTCGCCTTGGTCATCTTCCTGAATCCAACCATTGTGGGCAATTCCATCATAGGTTAACGCTGCCTTACGAATAGAAGCAGGGTTGTATCGAACCATACGGTATGCACGGCGATAGAAGTCTTCAGTTGCACGATAGAAGCGTGAAAAGTTACGAACGCTAAATGCTAACTGTGTACGTACTAGCGGGTTATCTACATATTGTAATATTTGAGTTACTGCTCGATCTTCAATCAATTCAGCGAACTGACGCTTTGCACGTTCTGTTGCTTCAAGGACAGCCTTTGGATTAGTCTGATCCACCTTGCTTACTACTGACTGAATGTAGGCATCTTCCATACCAGACTTCTTCATTGACTTGCGAAGTCTAATAATCTCGTTAAACACCATAGGCTCACGTGACATACGTGCGTTAGCCATACCTAGCCACTTCCAGCCAGATGTCATAAGAGAAGCTGTAACGTTTCCTGCATCAGATATAGGAACTAGGTTAGGTCCTAGTGCGTATTCTGGAACATCGTCGGATAGTTTTGGTAGATCATCTAGTCCTAGTTGGCCTGAGATCTCCCATTTGCCATCAGCGTTCTTGTAGCGAATCTTATTGAGAAGTTCTAAGTTAATTTCTTTAATACCATTTGCATCAACGCGACGTGTTTCAAAGATCTCACGTGCTCGTGCGTAGATAATACGGGCGTGCTCTTCATCTGTTACGTTTCGTGCCTCAAGTTGTGCTAACTTGCGGAACTCTGGATTATTATCCATATAATCAAGAAGTTCACGGATGGCAACAGTTTCATCACCAAGGTTTGCTACAGCAATAGCGCCTACTTCATCATTTGCGTAGTAGTTAATACGGTAAAGCCAAGTAACCATTGATGCTTCATTCTCAGGCCCGATAGGAACGTTGGTATATCCACGTTCTCCACGTACTCTTGTATATTTAGCAGCCTTTGGATCTGTAATGACAAGTTTTTCACTGCGTACACCGTGTGATCTAGTAAACAGTGTAGCTGTTGTAATGTAGTCAGCACCACTTGTTGCGAAGTTAAAGCCACCTTCTGAGATAAGTGCTACAGAATTATCAAGATTTCCGTAGACTAAGTGTTCTGCAAGGATTTCAGCCTCATCTTCAAACATAGGACCACGACCAATGTAGGCTCTATATCGGTTTACGCGTCCTGATGTAAGGGCGGTAGCCATAATTCGGCGTGTTTCTTCTACAACATTGCGAGCAGATGTTGCTTTGAGTGCTTCAATCTCTCCGGTAAGACGTATCTTGTCTGCTTCATCTACTGCTTCGTCAAGTTCTTTTGTCTTTGCTGTCAGAGTAGCTCGTGCTTCTATAATGTCTGAATCAATTTTAGCAATTTGGGCTTCGTATTTAGCTGCTTCCTTCTTATTAAGGAAACGCATTACAGAACCCAGTGGGTTATCTGCTATATTGCCAGATTTACGTGCCGCTTCAAAGGCAGTGTTGACGCGAGTTGAAAGATAACGGCTCTTTGCTAGACCCCAAGGAGATCCACCAATAGCAAGGTGAACCATAAGATCTTCTGTTGCGTTACGAATAGCATAACGTGGACCAGCAAGAGTAAAGAATGACCAGTATCCGGTCATCTTATCAACCCACTCTTTATTTGCTTGGCCCATAACGCGGTTAATAAACCCAGAACGTACTGCTGCACGATCAATATCTACGATATTAGGAGCAGATACGCTTGTGTCAAAGTCAGACATAATGGCACCAACGCCTTCGTCTTTATCTCCAACACGAGATACTGCAAACTTAGCATCACCCTTACCTGTAAGGCGACGAACAATGATCTGTCCTGCTTCTGTGGTGTTAAGTCCACGAATCTCGGCAATGTTACTCCAAAGTCCGTAGAACATTTCCTTGCGCTTACCAATATCGGTAACAGCCTCAAATGTCTCAGAGATCATCTTTGCATCTTGCTTGGTAAATACTAAACGTGCTAGACGGTACATTTGTAGCGGAGCATCTTTTGCTTCCAAATCAAATGAATCATTCTTAAACATAGGGGCAATATTAAACTTTGCTTTAAATCTATCAATGCGAGCACCTATTGACTTGCTAGAATAACGTAGAGTTTCCTTGCCGCCAGTACCTTTTACAATGTTGATGATCTCTTCTTTGCCATCAATAAGTGCCTTAGATACACCGTCAGTTGTTGGAAGATCACCAAACATATCATCAATAAAACTAGGAGCGATTCTGTCTACGTTAAATACTCGATCTGCTGTAGTCATAGCAGTAATGCGTGCCTGACGGAAACCATCAAGACGTGGAATAATAATACGCTTACGTCCTACAGAGCCTGCCAACACTGCTACTGCTTCTTCTGTATTTTCAAAGAATGCTCGTGCTGATGCGGCGTTAGTAATCTGGTTCTTCTGGAATGCACGGATAACTTCTGGACCGTACTCAGGAGCTAGGATCTCAAGCTCACGCTTGATTGCTGCTGCCTCTTTAGGAGAACGAGACTGTGCCTTGGTATAACGATCTAGCGTTGCACCGTATGTATCCCAGAATGAGGCTACCTTTGGATTAGCAAATGTTTCTGCAACCTTCTTGCCACCGGTAACTGCCTCAAGTGAATACTTACCAATTACATAAAGACTACGTATCTTAGAAGACACTACTAGTGGATCTACGTAGAATCGAAATACTGTATCTGCTACACCTGATGTAACAGTATAAACAAGGCCATTCTTCTCAAGTGCTTCTGGAAGGATAGCATTAGCAAGTTGACGTCCTGGTGAGAACTTAGCTCTATCTACTGTAGCAAGTGTTTCGTTAAATAATGCACGTTGTTCTTCAACATCATCTACCCCAGGAATAACTTTATTCTCTGGATCTGCAAGCATAATGTACTTCATCTGTTCAGGTGTGGCAGTTGCTGCAATATCTGCAAGGCTCTCACGAGACTTGATACGCATAGCGATATCTACTGCATCTTGACCGTAGAGGCTCTTAGCCTTTTCAATACGACCTTCGTTGTAGACTTTATCGCCTTTGTCATTTGCTTTATCCCAAGCAAAACCAAGTTTGCCTTCATTAACAATAGGAATAGCAATAGCACGGTATGCACGAGTAGTTGCATCAGCAACTTCAATAAGACCCTTAAATGCTAAAGTTAAAGGATTGTAGTGAAACGCAGTTGATAGCCAACCCTTACCTGGCTTTTCAATAGGATCTTCCTGGCCAAAGGTCTTGACCATATCCTCTTGCTGATCTGCTGGCATCTGTTGATATGTCTTTTGTGCAACATCTGCAGGTAGGCTAAGGAGTTCCTTATGCTTATTTACTTTCTTAGAAAGAATATCAATCTCACGCTTTTGCTCTGGCGTTAAGCCAGCAGCGTATGCGGCTGCTTTTAGATTGTCAGCCATTAATTACCCCGCGATAGTGCGTCCTGGTATAGAACAGCAATCTCTCCTGTGGTATCAAAAGGAAGCATCTGTGCCAAAGTATCTGAAAGTTTATTTGTAACCTTTTTAATCTGTAAAGCAGATGATCCAGGACCTGCACCCATATCAATACCTGATGTAATAGGTTCGTTAGGACGTTCTGTTTCTGCATATAGTCCTGTGACAGGAGCTGACTCTTGACGTAGTCTTCCTGTTGGTCCTGAGACTGCATCAGCAGTCTTTGCAAGCGGAGCGCCGGATTTAATATCGGCAGTCTCTACACCTTCGCCATAAGCGATGGAACCCATCTGTAAATTATCTGTACGCGTGGCATATTTGCCAGGACCTGCTGGACCAGCCAATGGATTCATCGGTGCTGTTGTCATCGGTCCTCCTCTAAAGTCTCTAAGTCTTGCGCCATCTGTTGCCACGCCTGATTAGTTTCAGTCTTATGGTTAGAATGGTAAATGCTTAATTCATATAATGATTCAAAGAATCCTGATACAACTTGTGTAAAGTTATATGCAGCTTCTGCAACTATTACTACAAAATCGGAAGAGCGTATAGGACGACGTATTTTATTATTATCCATCGTCCTATACACCTTCCACTAAAATAATTAACCCTTTTTTGCTTTCTTGCCTGGGCGACCTGCTGGCATCATTGATGCCATTACCTTACCGCCGGCTGGCTTGGAGTGATCCTTCTTGCCTTCCTTTGGCTTTGCCATTGGTGCGGCTGCGCGTGATCCTTTATTCATATTTCCACCTCCTCTGCTTATGCTGCGCCGGTGATGCCGGCTAGTAGTTGTGCTATATCGGGACGTTGACCAGCAGCAGGGGCCGAACCAGCTTGTGTTTGTGTAGGTTGCTGCGAGGCAGGGGCGGGGGCCGCACCTGCTGCTGGAATCTGTTGCTCCATACCTGGTGCCATAGGTGGCATCTCTGGGGTTGGTGCTGGTACTGGTTCTGGCATAAACGCCTTTTCAATAATGTTTTCTAGGGCTTGTCCCTTTTGGCGACCTTGGATAACAGTTGCGATACGGCTGATAATCTGTGAAGGGTCTTGGCCTTGCGCCGCGAGTGCCGGTATCGCCTGAGCGTACTGAGCAACAGCAACGCGCAGAGAATCACGCATTTCTTCAATATCAACACGTTGTTCCTCCTGTGTAACGTTAAGATCCATAGGGATCTCACGACGTACATAGTCGCGTGAGACGAGTTTGTCTGAACGCATTTGTAGCAAAGCAATGATGGCACGGTTAGGGTCCATACCGGACATAATTCCGTAACGGACATCTACGCCATATTCACCCTTGATGTCGCGGGTTGGGATGTATTTAAGTACATAAGGTGTTCCGTCATCAGAACCCTTGATAGTCTTTGGAATTCCACCAAAGATTTTCTCATCTGCTTCAAAGCAGAGTGAGGTAAGTTCTGTAAATAGTCGAGCAAACTGTGCTTGTGCTGCCTTGATCTGTGTATCAAATCCAGCCTGTAGAGCTTGTACACCACGACCTGTAACAACAGATGCGTCAATGTTACCTGAACGAGACTCTGGGTAACGAGCACCCATACGTAGTTCACGCTCTAGCACACCGGATTCTGTAAAGACTCCAGGTGGTAGCTCTAGTGGTACACGGCGAATACCTTGTGGATTAGCAGAACGCATAATTGCATCCGGACCAAGTGCAAGTTCTTGCACATCTTGTGGGATAGCAATAGGTGCTTGGATAGATTTTTCAGCAGCTTGAATCTGCAAGATGGCAAAGCGAGCACGGGCCAGTTGGACTGAGAGTACATCATCAAACTGACCACGTGCTTCGCCATCTAAGGAGGAACGCATAACAGTACGTGCCATACACTTGCCAAGAACATTCGGCGTTGAGGATAGAACTAAGTTCTTACGCTCAGGTAGGTATAGCAGGTCCTGATCTTTATCGTGGTACTTGACCATTGATACATAAGGAGATGATAACTGATACTGGTTACGACCTAGAATCTGCTCGTAGAACTCTGGATATTGTGATGCTAGTGATTCAGCATCGGTAACAATAACCTGAGTTACAGATAAGGTTCTGCCGTAACGATCTAACTCTGGGTAGATTCCAAATGGATTGAGCATACGGATACGAGGATTGTTATCATCGTAATCCATCTCAACCATACCTACACACATACCGTAGGTATTATACCAATCGGCTGCTGTGTACATCTGGAGCTGTAGATCAGAGTTTGATATATAGAAGTTAGCAATGCGTGTGCGAGTATCTGCAGCCTTACGTGCTGCATCAGAAACCATATTGGTTGCTGAACAGTTAAAGGATGGCAATGGGGCCATTGCCTCTGCTAAGTCGCGTGCTGCTACGTCAATGAAGTTTGCAACGAGAGGCTTTGGATAGTCCTCTGAGAACATCGAAGGAAATACCTTGGAGATATCTCCTTGACGTACCGAAAGTACATCACGCATACGCTGGTCACGCGCTGATGAGCGTGTGCGTAGGCGCGATAACTTCGCGTCAACTTCTTTGACTGATAACAATGAAACTCCTAATAACGTGGGGTAAAACTAATTACTTCTTCTTTGCTTTAGCAAGTCTAGAAGCAACATTTTTAGCGCGAGAAGCTGTTCTAGAGCGGTCTAGTTGCATACGGTTTCTCATAGCTGTTCTTGTTCCCTGAACTTTGTAGTCTGAAATATTAATATTGTTTGCAGCAGAAGCAACATTTTTAGGTGCTGCTGCTTTACGAGCATTTGCTACTTGATTCTTAAGAGATGCTTTTGTTTTTGATTTTGGCTTTCCCATTTTTTTGACGGCAGCTTCTGCTTTACCTAAAGCAACGCCTGAGCTGTCCAGAGAACGAAAACCGCCTGCTGCTTTTTCCATATCACGATACTTTCCAGCAGCTGTACGTGTTTCTGCTGCAGTAAAATTTTTACCACTAGCGCTACCTTTAATAAACTTTGCTAATTTAGAATTGCTCTTAGACAATTCTCCCGTTGGTCGCTTCAGTGCTTTTCTTGGTGTTGGTTTTGTTTTTGCTTTCTTATCAAGATTTGTTTGCTTAAGACCCGAAAGTGAGTTACGAAGCACACCGCGATTTGCCGCTGCTTTTTTAGCAGCAGCGCTCATAGGTGCTGGTGAGTATGATGACTTTTTGGCTATTTCTTTTGCAGTAAGATACTTTGTTTGCTTATCACGTGCTCTGCCGTACATTTCACCAGCTTCTTTTGCTCCCATACTCCAAGGTGAGTATGATGTTGATGGTTTCTTTGGTTTTGGTGCCATTTCTCTATCTCCTTAGATTACTCTCATTTTGTTTTGTTCAGCGAACGCTTCTTCCAAGTTGATGACTGTTCGCTTGCCTATCTCCTGGCGAGATAGGAATGGATTCTTCATATGGTGGGTGGCATACTTTCCGTAGTTGAGCATCTCACGTGCTCGGATCTCACAGAACCACAAAGCCATTACCATATCGGTCTTACCCTTAGTCGTTGGAGTCCAGGTAATTAATTGCTCGATCAAAGCCTTGATATTCTCGGTCTGATCTGATGGCAGATGTATTAAGTTATCTCGATGGTGCTTACCATCAAACTGCTTAGTACCAAAGAGGGTAGACATAGATGCCACACCGAAGCCGGCATCCCACTTGTTAGAACCAGTGTGGTGTTCCTTGAACTGCACACCGCGTGATGCTAAGTGCATACGGATACCTTCATCCTGCGTTAGGAAAGACTGGAAGGCGTTCTTTTCGACGATCCACTCTGAGGGGGAGTAGAGGGATGTCCAATCAAAAATAAGATTACGGATATCGGCTGGAGACGGACGGCTAATCTTGATAGCATCTACTATGTACCTCTTGCTCGTTGATCGGTCAATGGCGTAGCAGATAGCTGCGGTATCGCCAATCATTGCAGGATCAAGACCGCAAATATAAGTAAAGCCGTTTAAGTCTCGTGGATGGCCTGGGTGTCCAGCAACTAAGTTGCCTGCCTTACGCATACCGTCAATAGATCCCTTGACACATACAGGATCAAAGGCAGCGTTTTCAGAAACATCTTGCTGCTGATATACTAAAGCCCAGGTGCTTGCATCCATCGCCTGGCGTTCGTTGTAAAGGTTACGCCCTGACCAGCGAGGGTATAGGCCGTCCTCGTTCTTGTCAGATTCTAACTGTCCATCAAATGGGGCATCGGATGCGGGCCATAACGTAACCCACTTGTCGGGGTCTTCATCTGCTTCAAGCAGGGCCGGCATCGCTAGATACTTCCAAGGAACTTGGCCACCAGGGTAGCGGTCTTCAGAGCGTAGCTCGCGGTATAGGTCCACCGAAGCCACACGAGTTCCGATAACAATCAGTTTACCCGTAGGGTTCAAACG